CTATAAGTAACCTCGAATCCTACGAACTCTACAAGAAAATAAAAAGGAGGAATAAATGAGAAAAGAACTGAAAACAACAACTTCATTAAAGCTTTTGTTAGAAGACCTGACTGAGCTATACTACACAGCGGGAGATATAGAGCATGACCTTGGTCTGGAAAATAATATCTCTCGATGCTTATCTATGGCAGAAGACCATGCCATAAGTAATTTAGAATATCTAAGAGGAAGAAAGGAATAGGAGAATGATGGAAGATTGGGCAGAATTGTATGGTTACTATGAGGTACTTGGTGTAAAACAAACTGAGGATTGTGACCACGGTTCTTGTGTCTTGTTTGAGATCAAGAACGAGAATGAGGAGACAATACAAATTGGTGTCTATCCTAAAAAAATTTCTGTCTTGAAGAAAGGACTTCATTACTAAAAGGAGGAATAAATGAACAGGTATGAAGTTACCATGAGCATAGAGCTTAACCCTATGCAGGTAGTATACATAGAAGTATTGGCAACTGATGACATAGAAGCTATGAAGGAAGCCCATACAATAATGAGAAGAGCTACCTATGATGTAGAAAAGGTAGAACTAAAGGAGACTAGTGAATGAATGTCATGGAACAACTCAGAAAAATATTCCAGAATAGTATTGTCTCTTATCATTTTCAACATTCAGTTAATGTTGTACCAAGGGATAGGGAACCTACCATGAATAACACGCCGGAGGTGAACAGATAAATATGGAAAAAGATAAAACAAAAGTATTTGATATGGTGGTTGCAGAGTTGACATTACTACAGGCTGAACATATAGAGCCATTAACTATTGCAGAACAATCACTTAGAGCAGTAATGCAATTCACTCTTCAAGCTGCACCCACAAAACTTAACGGAATACACTTGTGTTCTCATGTATTCCATGATATAATAACAGATGCAACACTAAAACAAATGGAAGGGAAATAGTGATGTTACTACCGGACTTTAAAACATTTGAAGATGTATATAAGTTTCTTGATTATGGCGGTGAAGAGTGGTGTAGACCAATGGTAGAATCATACCTTGATATGATTGGTGACACACCATTAGAAGAAATTGATATAGAAGAATTGAATGGATGGATTGAACATGAGATGGGTTCACTATCTGAAGGATACGAAGAGTATTATGAGTAGTGCGACAATTTGTCTCAACTTAATCAGAGGAAAATAAAATGTTTAATAAAGATAAGATCAATTTTAAAGTAGAAAAGTTTAATCTCTTAGATTCCGACCTTAAAACCATACCATCGGATGTAGGAGTGGGGTTACGGAGAACGGATACAGGACAACCCCTAGCTGTAGTATCTGAGAGCTATGAACCTGTACAATATATTGATCTTGTGGAAGAATTGGAGCAAGCTATTACGTTGTCCGGTATAGACCTGACAGATGCTACATTCACTACAGATGTAATTGGAGAGGGTGAGAAACTGGAATTGACTTCTCGATTTCCTGCCCATGAGGGTAATATAGACGGGAAGAATGATCGTGTTGTGCCACAGTTCAAATTTCGTACCAGCCACAACAGGACATGGGCTAACAACGGCATGATGGGGTACTTCAGACAGATGTGTTATAATACTCTGGTTGATGGTAACAAACTGGCCTATGTATATGGTAGACACAGTAAGAATTTCTCTGTACCTAGCTTTGCAAGCAAGATAAGGGCAGCTTCTCAGTACATCTCAGGAGAGGGTCTTAACAAAATGAAAGCATGGTACAACATACCATTGAGCAGGAATGCTGCCATACTTTTATTCACTAATACACTGGCTAAGAAAAAGAACAATGTTACAATGGCGAATGAACCAAACAAGGTCATGCTGTCTAACCTAATGAAAATATTTGACGAAGAGAACAGACACCTTCTGGGAAAAGGACTGTATCAAAAATACAACAGTATGGATAATGGTACATTGTGGACTGCGTATCAGGCAGCTACGTCATGGAGTACCCACACTGACAATCCTAATGGCAGGGTCTTTCGTGAGGAAAGGGTACGTAAGATGATGGAGTCTCCATACTTTACAATGCACGAAAGGTCAGTGAAAGTAGATGCCTAGAAAAACTAAATCATCGTATGATCCTAACAGAAAAAAGATTAGGAAACGTACATCTATTGGGGTGGGGGTTCGCTCTCGCCCCAATAATAAACACAAGAGACTTAACTGGAAAAAATATAGAGGTCAGGGAAGATAGTTATGTCTTACATCATAACACAATCAGAAAGTATAACTGTCAATGATATCAGAGACATAGACGCAATGATAAACACAACAGGTGAAGAAATTTATTGTTTTGAATCTTATGCAGATGCAGAATTATATCTGCTCGAAAATGGAGTTCGTAAACTATCGAATGGTTTTCCTTTTAATATAAAAATAGAGAGGTTACAATGAAACCTAAAGCAATATTCTTTATAATAACTTTATTATACTTTACTATAGGTTTGGTTTTCTATGTTAAAGCAGATGAGAAGAGTTGTCTTACTGAAGCAATATACTTTGAAGCTAGATCTGAATCTTTCATAGCACAACTCGCCGTTGCTAATGTGATACTTGAAAGAACAAAAAACGACAGGTATCCTGACACAATATGTGAAGTGGTACATGAAGGAAAATATTTTAAAGAACATCCAGTAAGACACCAATGTCAGTTTTCTTATTGGTGTGATGGTAAGCCAGAAAGTATAGCAAATACAGAGGCTTACAAAATTGCATTGTCTGTTGCAGAGTTGGCAATGCATGGAGTATTAGTAGAGCATACGTTAGGAGCTACACATTATCATGCTACATATGTCACACCTAAATGGTCATTCAATAACAACTTTACAGAATTAGGTCAGGTAGGTAGACATATTTTTTATGTTGACAATAACTAAAAAGGGGTGTATAATATGAATGAAATGGAGTTACTAAGAAGTAATATAATTAAATTAAAAAAAATAATAGAAGATAAAGATGAAACAATAAATAAATTAAGGAGAGAGTTAGCTAAAGTAAAAAAAGAAACAAGTAATATATTATCGTGGGTTGAACTTGACAATTAAGAAGAGGTTTAAATGTCTAAAAACTTATGGCAAAGAGAGCGAAGTGATATCTTTCGGGATCTTGTCAGAGAATATGCTAGAGAAGGTTACGATATAAAGGAAGCTAGAAGGCTTGCTCGTATTGAAACAAATGAAATCATGCAAGATAAGGAAAGTTTTGTAGATGAAGTATGGGAGCAGTCTTTCCATGACCGTTGATCTTATAGAACACATGGGTAGTGATCTTACTGTAGTGAATGCAGCAAGAGTTAGCTTCAATAAAGAATCTGAATGGGATAGTATACCTTTCGGTGGTAGAATAGAAGGGATGCTATCCCAGAGAGATGAGAATCTAATAAAGTATTTAGCTAAACATAAACACTGGACACCATTCGGACATTGCTTTGCACAGTTCAGAATAACTGCACCTATCTTTGTTGCACGACAGTTAATGAAACATCAGGTAGGGTTGGTCTGGAACGAGGTAAGCAGAAGATATGTAGATAGTGAACCGGAGTGGTGGACCCCTAACACATGGAGAGCGAAGGCTGATAATAAAAAACAGGGATCATCAAATGAACCTGTATCAGATCAGGTAACAGTAAACTATGCATATACTGATGCAGTAAGACATGCGATATCCGCATATAATTTCATGTTAAAGAATGGGGTATGTCCCGAACAGGCAAGAACTGTACTACCACAAAGTATCTTGACAGAATGGTATTGGTCTGGTACACTTGCGGCTTTTGCCAGAGTATGTAATCTCAGGCTTGAAGAAACAGCACAGGAGGAAACTAAAATTATAGCTAAAAAAATTAATGAACACATGGAAAATTTATTTCCTGTGTCATGGTGTGCATTATGTGGAGCTTAGTATTACGACATGAATTTGGTGACATCATTATTAAAAATTATAAAACTAAGGAGGAAGCGGAACAGGAAATCAACAACAGAGAACGACTCACCTCCCATCTTGGAGAAGACATTAAAAAACTTTATTATATTAAAAAAGGAAAACAGAAAGATGGAAGTTCTACTAGAAGTCTATAAACCAAAAGACCAGCAAGCCATACAGTTATCATTCAAGGGTGCATGGCGAGGGATGGAAAGAGTAGATAAAATAGAATCACTGGTATCAATAGAAAAGGAGATTGCAGGATACAGAAATGAATTGTGTAAAGAAATGATGGACTTTAGTAAAGGAAAATGGTAATGCAAACAGATTCTAAATTTGTAAAGCATATTGAATGTGACAGTTGCGGATCAAGTGATGGGAATGCCATGTATGATGATGGTCATACACATTGCTTTGTCTGTAATAAAACCATATTTGGAGAGAACATGGAAAATAAACAGAATGTTATCAACATGGCTAAAGGTTCTAATAAAAAGTTTATACTGTCAGATATTGCTGACCGTAAAATTAAACTTGAAACTTGTAGGCGGTATGGAGTAAGCGTAGCAAAAGAAGGATCAAGGATTACCGATCATATGTACAAGTACTATGATAAGGATGGTAGTCATGTTGCATCCAAGTATAGAAGCACAAGAGAAAAGAAGTTCTGGTCAGAGGGTAGTCTGTCTAATGCAGGTCTATTCGGTCAGAATATATTCAATCAAGGAGGAAAGTATATCACCGTATGTGAGGGTGAGCTTGATGCCATGAGTGCTTATGAACTGCTTGGATCGAAGTGGCCTGTAGTTTCCATCAAGAATGGTTCTCAGGCTGCTCTGAAGAACTGCAAACAATCATTTGATTATCTCAACAAGTTTGATACCGTTGTGTTGTGTTTTGATAATGATAGTGCAGGACGGGATGCACAACAGGCCGTGGCAAAACTGTTTGAGCCTAACAAATGCAAGGTCATGAATCTGGAAATGAAGGATGCCAATGAGTACATCAAGACAGGACAACGAGAGAAGTTTGTACAGGCATGGTGGAACTCCCGTACCTATACACCAGCAGGGATTATTAACCTTGCTGATCTGGGTGCTTCACTCTATGAAGAAGACATTAATGAAACCTGTTCCTATCCTTGGCCTAAGATGAATGAGAAGACCTATGGCATGAGAACAGGAGAACTAGTTACCTTCTGTAGTGGTGCAGGAATGGGCAAGAGTAGTATCATGCGAGAGCTTATGCATCATGTCATGAATAATACTTCTGATAACATAGGGGTACTTGCTCTTGAAGAGAACACGAAGAATACTGCCTTCAATATCATGAGCGTGGAAGCTAACGCCAGACTGTACATCAGGGAGATACGGGAACAGTTTACTCCTGCACAACTACAGGAATGGGAAAAGAAAACCATTGGCACAGGAAGGTTCTTTGCATTCGATCACTTTGGTAGCATTGAGAACGATGAGATCCTCAATCGTGTACGATACATGGCAAAGGCACTGGATACCAAGTGGGTTATCCTTGACCATCTGTCTATCCTTGTCAGTGGACAGGAAGATAATGGAGATGAAAGGAAGTCTATTGATATATTGATGACCAAGCTGCGGTCACTGGTGGAAGAGACACAGATAGGTTTGTTACTTGTCAGCCATCTGCGTAGACCAGCAGGAGACAGGGGACATGAGGATGGTAGAGAGATATCCCTCTCACATCTCAGGGGATCTGCGAGTATAGCCCATCTAAGTGATGCTGTCATAGCCTTGGAGAGAAATCAACAAGCCGACGATGAGATTGAAGCCAACACTACAACACTAAGAATTTTAAAGAACAGGTACACAGGTGAGACAGGGGTAGCTTGTTATCTGCATTATGATCGTGACTCTGGTAGAATGACTCAAGTAGACAACCCATTTATGGAGAATGACAATGACGGTTAGAAAAAGATTTGACAAAGCGTTATATGAAGAAGCAGACAGGAAAGCAAAGAAGCATATGGTTGAGTGGCTTATGTCCAAAGATCATGCACCTGTTGATTTAAACACCAATGAAACAACTTACTTTGATATTATATCTACAGTAGATAAAGATCTTCCAAGACATCTTTATGAAGTGGAGATGAAGTATGCATGGAAGGGAGAGTGGCCTGACTCATGGAAAGAAATAAGAATACCACATCGAAAGAAAAGACTACTTGACAGATGGAAAAAAGAATGTTATAATGATCTACTAACATTTGTTATATTCAAGAATGATTGTACACAAGCATGGCATATTGATGGAGAGACAGTATTAAACTCTGAAGTAAAGGAAGCTTCTAATAGAGTTATAAGAAAAGGTGAATTATTTTTTCACATACCAGTAACTGATGCATATCTAGTGGACATGGAATATGAAAGCAATAGTTGATATTGAAACAGATCAGATAGATGCTACAAAAATACATTGCATTGTAGCAAAGAATTATGAGACAGGACAAACAAGAGAATGGATTGGTGAAGATTGTAAAAAATTTGGTGAGTGGTCTGGAAAGATAGATCAGTTCATAATGCATAATGGCATCAGCTTTGATGCTCCCATATTAAATAAATTTACCAATTCAAGAATATCTCCAGCACAGGTAAGAGATACTCTACTGGAGTCACAGTTATACGATCCGGTGCGTGATGGTGGTCACTCTCTGGAGTCATGGGGAGAGCGTCTGGGTTTTCCCAAGGGTGATTTCCATGACTTCAGAGCTTTTTCACAGGAGATGTTAAACTACTGTAGAAAAGATGTTGAACTGACTAACCGACTCGCAAAGGAACTGGAGAAAGAAAGTAAAACTTTTTCTTCCAGAGCATATAATCTGGAGAGAGATGTAAGAGTAATCATTGACAGACAAGAGAGAAATGGTTTTGCTTTTAACTTGATGGAGGGACAGCTTCTGCTTGCCAAACTGGAGGATGAGCAACATTCTCTGGAGAAACAGGCAGAAGAAACTTTCCAACCAACAGAAGTTAAATTAAAAACCAAGACAAAGTATATACCATTTAATATAGCAAGCCGTAAGCAAATAGCAGAACGTCTTATGGAGAAAGGATGGGAGCCATCTCTTTATACAGAGAAGGATAATGTAATTATAAATGAAGCTGTACTATCCAAGATTAATATGCCAGAAGCAGAGATGTTTAGTCGTTACTTCCTGTTACAGAAACGGACAGGACTTCTCAAGTCTTGGATAAAAGAATGTGATGAAGATCTACGTGTACGTGGAAGGGTGCTTACTCTCAAGACTATTACAGGTAGGATGGCTCATCACAGTCCTAATATGGCACAGGTTCCAGCAGTATATAGTCCATATGGAAAGGAATGTAGATCATTATGGACTGTTTCTAATCCTGAGACACATCGTCTGGTAGGTACAGATGCTAGTGGTCTTGAGCTTAGATGCCTTGCACACTACATAAACGATGCTAAGTTTACCAATGAGGTACTGACAGGTGATGTACATACAGCTAACATGAAGGCAGCAGGTCTAAGTAACCGTGACCAAGCCAAGACATTCATCTATGCATTCCTGTATGGTGCTGGTCCTGCCAAGATAGGAAAGGTTGTTGGTGGTAATGCCAAGCATGGTCAACATCTTATTGCCAAGTTTCTAAAGAACATGCCAGCATTAAAAAAACTACGATCAAACATACAGGAAGCTGCACAGGAAGGAAGTATCAGAGGTTTAGATGGTAGAAGATTAAAGATAAGATCTGATCATGCTGCACTTAATACTTTGTTGCAGGGAGCAGGAGCAATTGTATGTAAACAGTGGCTCGTAGAAATGGATAAGAAGGTAAGGAAGGCAGGGCTTGATGCCAAGCTGGTAGCATCAGTACATGATGAGTACCAGTTTGAAGTAGCCAAGTCAGACATAGAAAGATTCAGTAAAATAACAAAGGAGGCTATATATACCACACAAAAAATATTTAATTTTAAATGTGATCTTGACTCCGATTATAAAGTTGGAAATAATTGGGCAGAAACACATTAAAGGTATTGACATTCATATAAAAATATGTTATAATACTCTTGTTGTTTAGTTAGTAGTAGACATTCGGGGAATGATCCCCACTCATGGCTGTAATAGTGCAGCAATTATAAAGGAGAATAGAATGAACGATCCTATTTACATCACTGGCAAGTGTCACTATGCATCCATCATTGACCCTAACACCAAGTTCGATCCGGTGTGGAGCATTCAAGTTGAAGTTGATGATGACAACCGTTCTGTAATAGAAAGTGCAGGACTTAATATAACTAACAAGGATGATGATCGTGGAGATTTCGTTACCATTAAACGTAAGGTCATGCGTAAGGATGGTACGCAACGAGCAGCACCTATTGTAAAAGATTCGCAGAACAATCTCTGGAATGGAAAACTTATTGCGAATGGAAGTACAGTGAATGTAAAAGCGGTTCCCTACGAATGGAATTATGCTGGTAAGTCTGGAACATCTGCCGACCTTGCAGCGGTACAGGTTGTGGATTTTATTGAGTATACCAATAGCAAGGATGATTTCGCCCCCGTAGAAGGTGGATATGTCCAAGACTCAGAAGAAGTTCCTTTTTAATATAACGTAGGAGTATGGGGAGTGTTGTAAGTAGCAGTCGGCACTCCCCTAATTTATTATGAAAACAATAGATACATTAGTAGAAGATATATATAATCTTTTTTCTCTTGATCCTATTGATATGGAGGAAGAGGAAGTTGATAAACACATAGATAATTTTGGAGAGATGTTGAAGGTACACATCAAAGATTTTCTTTATGATGTGCCAAGAGATCGTGGCAATCTAAGACTGTCTGCAATTGGTAAACCAGATAGGCAGTTATGGTATGATATTAATAAACCCTTAGACGAGATACAACTCAAACCATCTACAAGAATAAAGTTTTTGTATGGATATATCTTGGAAGAATTATTGCTCTTATGTTCTACAATAGCAGGACATACGGTTACAGATCAACAGAAAGAAGTGGAAGTAGAAGGAGTTAAAGGACATCAAGACTCTATCATAGATGGTGTTCTTGTTGATTGTAAGTCTGCTAGTGGTCCGGGTTTTGATAAGTTTAAATATAACAGGTTATTCGAGGATGATCCTTTTGGATATGTTGCACAGATTTCCGCTTATGCAGAAGCTAATGGTATAGATAAGGCTGCATTCCTTGCCATTAATAAATCAACAGGAGAGATATGTCTAACAAAATTACATCAGATGGATATGATTAATGCTAAAGAAAGAATTAAACACCTTAAAGGAGTGGTTGGGAACAGTAGTTTACCTGCTAGGTGCTATTCCGCTGTACCTGATGGCAAGTCTGGTAACTATAAGCTTCCTCTTGGTTGTGTTTATTGTGGACACAAGAGAGATTGTTGGGCCGATTCTAACCAAGGTAGGGGAATTCGTGTCTTCCAGTATGCACAAGGTAAAAGATTTCTTACACAAGTTAGTAAAGAACCAGAGGTACAAGAAATAGTTAACTGGTAATGCATTGGGAATATAAGAAAGATCCTGACACTATAACTCAATTTGGTTTTGTATATCGGATAACAAATAAGAAAACAAAGAAAGCTTATATAGGTTGTAAGCAATACTTTGTAACACGTAAAGGAAAGAAGGTTGAATCTAATTGGAAAGTATATACAGGTTCAAGTAAATATCTGAATGAAGATATAAAGAAACTTGGTAAGAAGAATTTTAGATTTCAAATAATAGGGGAGTATAAAAATAAAAGGAGCTTACGTTACTATGAATGTTACTATCAAATGATTCACAATGTATTAACCCAGAAACTTGAAGGAACTGATAAGCCAGCATATTATAATAATTATGTAGGTGGTAAATTTTATAGACCAGTTCAGGAATTTCCTGATGATTGAACTTGAAAATTTATATGACCTGACTCAGAAAGATCCTGATAGAACATTATATCTGGCAATAATATTACAGGCATTACTTGATCTTACCAAGCCAAAAGATAAAGAAGATACTATGGAAATTATTACTCAACGTGATCAGGCAAGTGCATGGGTATTTGCATCTGTTGGTGTAACATGTAAAAACTTTGAAGATACCTGTGATCTCGCTGGAATTAATCCTAATACTATTAGAAACTTTGCACTTAAAGCTGCTACATCGGAGAACATACATGAAATCAGAAGAAAACTACACTCATTCTTATGACGAACCAAACTACCCACTACCTTACTACAGACGTAGTGATAAATTTTATCTGGAACAATTGAAGGAAGAAGTCAGAAAGAAAGATGCTGCACTGAATAAGCAGATAGGTGGAGAACATTATAAAGGATGTGGTATACAACCTGTAGAATATATCCATGCAAACAAGCTTGATTATTTTGAGGGGAATGTAATAAAATATATTACCAGACACAGGACAAAAGGAGAAGGAAGAAAAGACATAGAGAAAGCCATACACTATGCCGAATTAATTTTAGACTTATATTACAAGTAGGGGGAACAATGTTTAAATCAAATCGCAATCCGCAATTTCGTTCTAAATTCAGTGAAGATATATTCAATACCAAGTATGCCCATGAGAATGCAGAAACTTTTCATGAGCTTGCCTGTACTCTTGTTCATGATGTATGTCAGGATTATTTACCTGATGACGAGAAGGATGAACTGATAGATCATATATCCAATCTGAGATTTATTCCGGGTGGACGTTATTTATATTATGCCGGAAGAACGAATAAGTTTTTTAATAACTGCTATCTACTAAAGGCAGAGGAAGATACACGGGAAGATTGGGCCAAGCTTTCTTGGGAAGCTGAGTCATGTCTCATGACAGGTGGTGGTATTGGTGTTGATTACAGTGTGTATAGACAGGAAGGACAGACACTGAAAGGTACAGGTGGTATCAGTAGTGGACCTATTCCTAAAGCCATGATGCTGAATGAGATAGGCAGACATGTAATGCAGGGTGGTAGTCGTAGGTCAGCCATCTATGCCAGCCTTAACTGGAAGCATCCAGACGTAGACAAGTTTCTTGTATCGAAGAACTGGGCTGACATGCCAGTAGGAAATACAGGGCAGACTATATTTGATATTAAGCAGGAAGACTTTAACTTTCCTGCACCATTGGATATGACAAACATATCTGTTAACTATGATACTGAATGGTTGCTTAACTATTGGGAAACAGGAGATGTAGGAGATGTCTTTCGGTGTAATGTACGTCAGGCTCTTAGAACTGCTGAACC